AGATATTGCTCTGTAAACCAACCAGTTATTCACTCTGTTATCAGCATCTATATTTTGAGGATCTGAATAGATGGTTCTGAAAGGATACTGTGTATAGCATATTGTCTTCCAATCGAACGGTAGGTGAGTGAATGTGTTTTCTCTGTTTTGCTTAGAGAACGTTACATTATAGTAGTAGGTATTGTCCTGAGCAATAGGAACATTGCTTTCTTGTACCCAATCATCAGGAATACTTGTACTTACATGAGGCCAGAAGTCTCCTTCTTTATTGTTGAAAGCTTGACGTAAGTCAACATTGTAAGAACTCTCACAATAGAAATAAGGGATTCCATAGGCAAACTGGTACATCTTACCATCATAAAATGTTCTACCATTACTAGTAATAGGAGTTTGACTATTAGGACAGTCAAGGTTATTGGCCTTGATAGAGAAGAAGTTTGTTAACACAGCTGTCTCAATTGACGCATCTACAAGGATGGAACGTGCTGAGTGCCAGTATTCTGGGTAAGCCACGTTACCTATTTCGTCGTAGAATATGTCACTATCATCAGGAGCATTCACACGGTTGTCAATAAAGAAAGGCAGTTTGGTCTTGAAGGCAAACTTGTTAATGAATGTATCACCACCAAAGAATGTAGCTGTAGCAGTTGTTGCAGGAGTGATGTCTTTTTGAAATCCTGTGTCCACTGTATCATAAGAATAAATCTGTCCGTATTGATTAACAAATATATTCTTGAGAGATCCATAATAAGAGATAACACTTATGTATTCATCTTTAGCAGGAACAGAACAATTGTCTAGATTTCCATCAACACCTGCATCACTAAGAGTCATTCTTGACCTATCATTTACAGTGCCTGATATAGTGGGGGTTTGATTAGGGAATGGAAGAGGAGATCTAGCACCACCTGTATATGTTGATTTAGTCTTAAGATATACAGAACTCTCTCTATTCCAGTTGTTTATATCCTTATTATCATTAACACCTTGTACACCAGGAATCAGGTATTGCTTAAGTTCTAATTCACGTTGTTTAACTCCCAGTCCATTGGCAATTGAATTACTATAGTCGTAGCTAGCAATTGAGTTGTAGGAATATGAATAGTTTTGTCTGGTGATACCGTTTACATATATTGTTAGATAGGCTTGATAGGCAGCAAATAGAGCAGTGGCATTATATGCACCAGTGGTGATTAGTGCTATTTGGTTAGCACTATTTAATGCATCATTCTGAGCCTCAAGACTTACCAGCCTGTACATAGCGTTATCTCTCACTTGTGTAAAGTGAGCCCTACCAGCACCAAATATTACGTTCTCTAGCTTTAGCACACCACCTAAGAATGGTTGTCCAAAGGATGTTTCAGGAGAGTTGAATACATGTCTATATTTAGATCCTTCATCTTTAAATCCATCAAGTTGACCTGGAGCACAGAAATCATATCCAACTTTGTCTGTTAGTTCAATACTATAACCACCATCACCACTTTTGTAGGTGGGAGGGTTAAGAGATGGTATGATTCTAACACCACCAAATAAAGATCCATCTACAAACCACTGTCTTTGTTTAAGGGCAGACATCGTTCCATTAGGGTTGCAACATCCATTAGTTGGATTGAGAGCACAATATTCTGCCCAATCAGTATATCCTACAGGAGTAGGTAGTAAGCTTCCAGTAGCAGCATCTATTCCACAAGTACCAATAGGAGGATAGAAGTTAAATGTTGCACTATCAGAAGCTGCCACCGTAATCTTATACCAACTATATGTATTAGATATAATTGACCCCTTTGCTCCTTGATCAAGTGTAGGGGATGGAAAATCTAGTGCACACAGATTAAATGACTCGTTCACAGGAAAATCACCACTTGCACCAATTGTTTTTGTAACACTTTCTCCTGAATAACAATCAATATAGTTTATGGTACCAGGTTCTGTTGCATACACGGTGAATTGCCTACACACAGAAGATGTACTTCTAGATGCAAGAGGAATTGTGTAAGCATTACTGTTCTCTAATAAGAATGGGTCTTGTCTAAGATCGTTGTAAGGATAGTTGGGGAAATAGTATTCTTGACCCTCACGCTCATATTTACCCACATTTCTGAGGATACCCTTAGCCACGATGGACTTATTAGTGCTTCTATCACCACGTATAATCTTAAAGCCAGCTATCTGGTTTTTCTGTTCAGTGGTGAGACCAGACGCCTGAATAAGAGAACTTACTTGTTGAACATCTATTCTTACACCCATTGGGAATATTGCATCCCTTTGGATAGCCATAGAGTTTTGGCCTGTGAAGATGGCAGACTCAAATATAGGACTCACTAGAACATCTGGGAACTTATGGTGTCTAATGGGTTGACCAGCCAAATCTCCCCACAACTCATCGTTGCAAGGATAGTCTTCTGTAGACTCCCAATAGCTAAACTCACCATATTGATAAGGTCCTTTGTAATCTGTTGCTGAAGAATAGCCAGGAGAGAATCCTGTAACTGTAGCTGTGTTATATATCTTCCAATAGGGACTAGTTCCTGTTAAAGGATCTGGATCACCTATAAAGTCATCATTTGTTGGAGAAACAGGAGATAGGTCTAAAATGTTTGCGAGTCTACTAGGAATATGAAATCCATCAGTTTGCTTACCGTTGTTAAGCAGAAACACTATCTCAAAGGCATACACCTCATCCCTCAGATACCCTCTAAGGTTAGTGGCATTAAATGCATCAGCATATGTTTCTGTATTAGGAATACGATAAGTTTCCCATAGAAGATTAATACCATTAGCTATCTTCTGGTAGTTAATTCTCTCTACAGATGTAAGTTGGTCCCAAACTAATATGTCACGTACAGCTGTTACATCCTGAGCAATCTCATAATATGGAAACTTCTCAAGTATATCATTGATTGTCAGACGGATGTTAGTTTTGTTCTGACCTGTATAAGTAATCACCTGACTTAGACCATCAATGAAATAAGTGCCTATCAACTCTACAGAGGTGATAGCGTTTACAGTTTTAATAACTGCTACATTAAAATAATCGTATAGTCCTGTATTATCTAAGTTGCTGACAGTGAGCTCAATAGATCTACCCACCTGATAATTAAAATTAGCAGTGGTGATACTTGGATCAGCAATAGGAGTGGGATTGGTAACAGAGTAGTAGGAAGTGAAAGGATTTCCAGCAGGATCGGAATACTGAATAGCAAACTGATATGTACCTGCCTGAAGGTCTCCTCCTGTGGTGATTCTAGTGACATCCAACTGAGGTATAACAAAGTCAGGCTGAACATTCAGTCCATTACAATCTATCTGATCACTGTACACAGGATCGCACGCAGGGGTGCCTCCTATAAGAATATAGGGTAGATTTTCTGGGTTGAGATCAATATATCTACGGGGATTAAGACCATCTGTCCAATACACCTCTGTTGTGCATTCTGTGATTCTGTGGACAGCCTTATGAATTGGATAGTTAATGTTGAAGTTGAGACAAGCGGGATTTACATAGGTGTGATAGATACAATCATTATTATCCATATACCCTATCTCAGAAGCACCTGTTTCTGGGTTGGTGATAAAGAATACATGTTTGCTTCTCTCTTGGATGAAGTGTGTACCTATTAATACAAAGCCAGAAGGGAATGTAACGCAAAGTTCATTCCCTGGCTCATTCTGATAGTTAACAGAATTAGCATCAAAGTTTTCTACAGCAGCATTCAGCGCATACGTTAGCTTACCCTTAGGAATCTGGTTGAGGGTCTGATCGAGGTTTAAGCCAGTGGTAGCGTTGTTAAACTCCTGTCTAATATTGCCTTGTTCTTGCTCAGCCATTAGTATTAGTTATTGCGTCTCCAACCATATCTATTGCTACGGTTGGGTAGTTCGTACATGTTAAATCTATTCAGGTCATTCTTAATCCTACGCTGCTTAGCCCAAGGATCTTGCTTCTTAATCTCAATATCAGCCATGATAAAGGCTTCCTCAGATTGCTGCTTATAATATGCAAGCTTCTGTTGGAGCTGATTAAAGGTTTCATCATTGGTCTGGTTAGTGAGGGTTTCCATCATTTTAAACTTGATGAATGCCTCAATATATTCCCTGATACGAAAGTTGTTGGGAATCATTTGATTTCCAATAGCATCGTATTCTGTAGCATAGAAAATCAGATGCACAATACCATTACGGAAGTTAGTGACAAACTTATTGTCTCTAACGTCAAATGAGTCATACCCAGCAGAACCAGGTGTGAACTCACGTAGAGGAGGAGCTTCTGAATAGAACTCCCAATTGCTGGTGTATTCCACTCCACAGTTTCTTTGAGCAGAGATGTTACCAGGTTTAAGTAGGTATTGTCTTTGATAAAGAACAGGAGCTTGATTGTTTGTTTTGTAGACAGTCTGGATTATTTCAGGCATACAAGATCCATCACATCCCACATTTCCACAACAAGGGCTAGGGATAGAGCAATCTGTAACAATAGGGCTCACCTGAATAGTGGTGGCTGTAGCAGCCTGGGAATAGAACGAGTTGGCCTGTTGGTAGGGAAAACCATTTACAGCTGTACAAAGCCATGCCTCACGAACAGCATAAAAGTTATCTGGGAGCCTAGCTTCGTAGTCACAGATGTTTAACACTTGCTCCTGAATCACAAACGTAGCTCTGCCTAGTTTGAGTAGACATTTCTCTAGGTATGTAGGAAACATAAGATCGTCAATAGCCCCTGTATCGAAATAGCTTTTAAACTCTTCCTTTACAGTGGAATAGACAATCTCAGGGGAGATGAAGTTATATTTGTAATAATATGACATCTAGTTTACTTTTTCCATTCGTGATAAATATGTTGATACCTATCGTTGGTTTTGATATAGTGAGATAACAATCTGGATGTTGTTCTGGATGGTTTGAAATACCACAGTTTTGAATGTTTAAACCTTGCTGTATCCTTGAACCAAACCCATCCAAAGAAATAACCCTCTGTGTGAAAGTTGAAATTATATATGCGTTTACCCTTCTCTTTTGTCTTTTTCCAGTCTATAGGCAGGTTGACAAACTCTTTTCCATCCACTCCCTTCATCTTCCTACGCTTCTTCTTGTTTATGGAAAACTCACCAAACCCAAATGGAAGCTTTGCTCTTTCTCCTGTCTCTAGGATGTACTCTTTGAAAGCATCACTAAAACCGTAGACAATATTTCTCCATTCATCAAATGTTAATTTGACGGAGGGGTTTTTCTTACAGAAATTGTTGTAGTTATCTTTACTGGCGCTTCTCCAGTCTATTTTAACTCGCATTATCTAGTGTTTGGAACATTAGGTGCTTGACCATCAACTCCATCACTTGTAATGTCTGTCTTTAATCTAAAGTAGGTGGATAGTAACTTCTGGGAAGTTAGCTCTAGCACTTGCTTTTCTAGGTAGCCAGGAACAGGAGACTCTTTATCAAGAGGATTCTTGCAAAGTTCTTCTGTTGTATATTCTGGGGTACCACAGCCACATTCTGGAAACATAATGGAATTTGGAACATCCTCCTCGAACAAAGCAACAAGTCTGATGGCTTTCAGAAGGGGGTTATTCACATAGAGATATCCATTAGCAATCCAGTAGTATTCTTCCTTCTTAATGATAGGAAGCTTAAGCAAGTTGATATATCTATTGATGGTTATTTCTTTTAGTTTCTTTCCTTGTCCACTCAATGCATTTATAGAGTAGACACCCTGGATAACGTATTGATAGTTACCCTCTGTGATGCGTGGCAGCTTAAGTCTAGTTCTTGCCACCGTGCAAGGATCAACATAATCACAACATTCAGAAATAGGAACTTCCACCATCTCTAGACAAGGGATGGTGGTAAACACTGTATCAGTGGCCCAAAGCTTCCTCAGATTAGTCTCACGTTTAATCAGAAGGAAGGCATTGTTCTTAATCTCAGACATAATAGCTCTATCAGTTATCAAACTATCAGTTGATAACAGTTTATGCATAGAGCGTGCATCTGAAACTAATTTCCTAAAAGTAGACATTATAAGTACTGTTTGAATATGTTTGTTATTCCATAATCGAAGTCTATGAGAAATCCAGTCACCTCACCTTTTGTAACAGTGTACCCATTTTTATCATCCCAAGAGCTTTTAGCTGTTGAGAATGCAGGGAGCTGGAAGAACTTAATTCCATTAAAATCCAGGCTCACTTCGTGATGTTTGTCTCCTGTGAAGATGTAGAAGTTCTCATGGTTAGACCATGCTTCTTTATACTCCATAGGAAACAGACCAGCTAGTTTGGCAGGTTTCAAAGCATCCCCATGATTGAACATCATGGCAGAGCTTCCGTAGCTAATATACTTTCTATATCTTGGAGAGATGTCAAAAGAGACACGCTCTTCATTTCTAAAGTAGGTCTGTAACCAGCTAGCTAAGTGCCATCCTACAAACTCATCGTGATTACCAGCTACAAATATCACCTCTATATCAGAGCTTTTTTGAAGAAGCAGATTTATTACATTTATCTCATGATCACAAATCCTTTGGAAAGCACTGTGATAGGACAGAATGTTTTGTTGAGGTGTACCCTTTGTAGTTGTGTTAGTGAACTCACTATTGAATTCGTCTGACCCAATTATGTATTTAATATCTGTAATATTGTTAGAAAGAGCAGCTTGATTAAGAATTGTTTCTACCTTTTCAATGTAAATAGCAAATCTTTCATTAATATCATTGTTTCCTTCTATATCTAGTTTGTTCAGATGGGAGTCTTGTTTGTTAATTACCAAACAAGCATCTGCTTTAGATGACTCAAACTTAGGAGCCATTATCTCGGGAGATACTGGTTGGTAGGCCTCTAAAAAAGAAATGAACGAGTCTTGGAAAACTTGTTCATTGTTTTTCTTACCTAACCAAGCTTTCACTTGATAGTGAGGGGTTTCAGCATTACCCCAGTAGTTTTGAACGTATTTAGTTATCTCCCACTTGTCCGTATCAATCTTGCACTTTTCAATCAGCTCATCTAAACTTTTGATTTCTTCCTTACTATTGAAGACCACCTCACCAGTTCCTTTCTGTACATCCTCAAAAAACCTCACAATTTGGTCTTCTAGTTCTCCAATGTAGTTCCCAACCTCTGCATCATTTTCTGCAGTTTCTGAATTTCTTAACTCTCGTATCAACGCATCCACCTCATCCTCTGTAATGTTTAGTTTCTCTGCGTAGAACTTTTTGCTCTTTTTCCAGTGTAGCATCTGCTCCATCTGGTGCAGAAGGGATTGATTTTCAGGCATTTACGATTTAGTTTAGTTAAAATTGCCATAAAGGTAGAAAACTTTTTGATATTTTCCAAATTATTTTAAGCACTTAGGTTAGTGTGGATAACTAAGTTGGTTATAAATAAAAACTCCCCAGGGTAGAGACCCCAGGGAGAATACCCTGAAAACCAACAAACAGGGTTTTTGATTATTTAAAGACCGCAAGGTCCTGTAGGTGTTATACTTCCACTTCCTCCAGTTTGAACAACTGTTCCAGTTTCTGCACATATTGATATGCCACCTGAACCTACAGTTTGTGTTAAGAATTCACCTGAGCATGCAAACCACTCTATACTAATAGATGGACTACCCACCACATCATATTGTGTACAGTCTAAAGGAGCTTCTGTAGTGGTGGTGGTAGTTGTAGGCGGTGGCTCTGTAGTGGTTGTTGTAGTTGTTGTTGGAGGTACTTCTGTAGTGGTACTTGTTGTAGTAGATGTACTAGTAGACGTACTAGTTGATGTACTTGTAGTGGTTGTAGAAGAAGTTGATGTTGTGGTGGTACACTCTCCACCTACTGTAATATCTATGTAATTGGTGCAAAGTGCACTATTAGACATCACCCTAATAATAGTGGTTCCATTAGGAACCAGAGATGTTGTGTATCCAGATAAAAGAGCCGCTTTACTCACACCAGTCTCGAAAGCTGATACAAACCCATCAACATCTGAGTAGAGATTGAATGGGCCTGTATCAGTTCCAGCTGTTGTTAATGTTATTGTTACAGTCACAAATCAGTTGTTTAGACAGTGGTTGTCGTAGTGGTTGTGGGTATAGCTGTTGTAGTGGTTGTTGTTGTAGGACAGTTTCCTAATGTTTCTAATGTAACACCAGGTAATGGTGGAACTACAACAGATCCTGTACAAGCACAGACGTAAATAGTACCAAATGCACCAACCACAGCAGTTGTATAAATACCACCACAAGAATAGTAAATAATCTCTGCAGGAGTAATTGTACTGTTGTTTACAGAGTAAAACTCACAAGAAGGACATGCTATTGTAGTTGTAGTGGTTGTTGTAGAGCTAGTGCTTGTGGTAGTTGTAGTAGTTGTTAAACTATTCACCAGTGTTTGAAGAGCTGTAATTTGACTCTGCAAATCACACACCTCAGCATCTATTTTTTGTAGAGATACAGTGACTGTATCACATGTATGAATTCCTGTACAAGGCAGATTAGGACCACTATAGCACACATTATCTGTTGGTGTACATGGAACATTACAGGGGTCTACAGGAGCGTAGTTAGGTTGATTGCAACAAGACATTATATAATTATTTTAAACTATTAAGGAATATACATGATATAGTAACATCCAAGACCAGGCTGGAAGTTCGGGTGACCTAATCCTCCTCCTGCAGAACCAACACTGACTGCCACAGAAACTCCTGTAACTGCTGTGTTTGTGGTGGTTGACGAACTTTTTGTACCAGCTTGATCCATGTAATCAGCAACCGCTCCTGGCTCATCTGGATCAGAAAATCCAGGTGCATACGCAAGAGTGTGTGTATGTCCAGGGTCAGTTACAGTGGCTGTAGCTGAGTGAGAGTGAGCAGCAATCTGAGCAGGGGTAAGTACAATAGAGTTGGCTCCTTGTGTTCCTAGTAATGTATAAGAAGGATTTCCAGCAACCGCAGGATCAACAGCAGGATTGAGGGGTCCTCCACCCATGCCTGTTGTAGTACCTACAGGTACACGTCCTCTTTTATCAGGAGTTCCATTGTTACCATTACAGAGGTAGATTTTATCAAAAGCACCAATGCCTGCACCAGATACATCGAAATTACCAGTCAGTGAACCATAGTATTCAACAACAGTGAAAGGCACCATTCTATCCTTGTATGAAGCAGTAGGAGAAGGTGGTGTACAAGCTGCCACTAGAGCGCACAGTTCTGATTTCTTTACATAGTTAGTTTCAACATCTAACACAAATGCATCAAAATCAACAATATGTGCACAGAGCTTTGTAATTACTGCCTGAAGGATGGCATGAGTTCCAGAAGTGGAAGTTACACCAGTGAGACATCCAATTGTATAGGGTCCCTCAAGTGCAGCAAAGTCATCCTCTAGAGCAGTAACTCGTGTGTCTAGCTCACATACAGCTTTGATAATAGCATTGATTACATTAGGAAGTGTAAGGTCTTCACAGGCTACTAGATTCTTATTAACAATCTCACAAATGATTTGTGGGTTAATGTCTAGTTTAATACCTGTACCATTTAGTGTAGAGACAAGAAATCCAATCAATGCTTGCTCTACATAAGAGAGCGAATCACCGTTTTTGATTCCCAGAATAGGAACATCTATTCCTGTATATCTAACGCATTGATCTGATACAATCTCTGTACATCCATTATAGCAATTTGAGCAAGACATTTATCTAAATTTTAGAAGTTTAATTCTGCTGGCAATCATGTTAACAGTGAACGCAGCATTATAATTTGGATTGCAATACTTATATGTGAGAATTCTCCTGTAGTTCAGGAGATCCAACATTGTTCCACCAGGAACAGGTTGGTTTAGAATAAAGACAATATTATTGTACAGATTGCTTGCTAGGTCAGCTAACTTGCAGTCAATCTCAGCAATCAATGCTGGGATATTAGCACATTCTGGACAATTTGTAAGCCTGGGTGATAACATTTGTTATAATTTTTCGTCCTTGTTTAGCAGCACTATTACAGGCTGCACAAAGACCATTAATCAATTGACATCCACACCCAACATTAGCTCCACAATTTCTACACTTTGCCATATTAGTAGAAGTTTATTACGTAGTTATTTCCAGAGCAACCACAGTTGTTTCTAAGGAAGTTGTCAAGCATTATGTCTGCTTGGTTGTATAGTTTCATTGCTTCATCTACAGCACAGTTATTAGCTGCTGCTATAGAACCTTGAATGAAGAAATAAATAGAGGTGAGATTCACCTTTGCTTGTGTTTTAATAGCTCTATCACATTCCATCATATCAAGCTTCATGAATGCGCCATCAAACTTTTCTTGTAATCTCTCAACACGCATAATTGACTTTTCTACAAAGTTTACATATGCAGGTGCCACTGAGTATTTTAGAAAATACACACCATCAGGAAGTGGTTGTTCCACTCCTGGTGCAGTGATACCCAAGTTTGAAGAGTTGAAAACATTAAAATCGTTAACGCTGAAAGGTCTAAATACAACACCAAAACCAGGAACAGTGATTTCAATTGTAGCTCCAGAAACAACAGGAGGGTTTGTAGGATAGACAGATGCATCAGCAATTCCAAGCGTAAGTGTGTTATACGTAGGAATCACTAGTATGTCTAATTTCAAGTCTGCCATGTTGTTTTAAATAAATAAGCCAGAGGATCTGAGTTTGTATCCTCTCACCTCTGGCTTAGGTTAATATGAATGTTTCTATGTCTACCCTACTATTACGGAATCAAAGTTGATGTGGTAGTAGTAGAAGGCCATATGGTGGTTGTGGTAGATGTAGTGGTGATACATGGTAAGTTATCAGCAGTTACAGCACCCAATCCAGCAACAAGGACAGTCTCAATAGCAGTTGCAATTGCACTACCGCTTTCAGCAGCAATGATTACAGTGCTATCTTCCATGATGTAGTCACCCCACTGGTATTCAGACTTGTTGTACTCGTTGAACTTGATGTAGTAAGTGTCATAGCTAGTACCATCACTTACCCAGCTTTCAAAGTTCTCGTTGTAACCATTCATTCTGTAGAGGTGCTTCAAATATCCAGCTTGATAGCTGTAGAAGTTCTTCTCTAATTGAGCAATTTCAGCAGATGTACCAACAGCGTAAGAAGAACGCTGTACAATTACTGGATCAGCTACAATGTTACAATTGTCTGCTACGATGAAGTCAGCAGTTGTTGCAGGTCCACTGTACACGAATGTACGGAACCACATACGGTCATACTCAAAAGGAAATGCTGCTACATCACAAGGCTGACCATATTTGGTAAGAGGCTTACCAGTGATACGCAAGAATGCATTTTGGTTGTTACCAATTCTCTGGAACTGATAGAAGTCAGAGAAAGTGATGTTGTCAGGGTTGTTACCAGGAGCCTGATAGTTGAAATGAAGGATGATGTCATCGATCAAAGCAGGTACATCAACAGTAGTACAAGGATCACCACCACAATCGCAACAAGGTGCATTTACAGTGATAGAACGAGTGAAACCATTGAAATACAGGGTATCCAAGTAGCTAGAGTGAGCACGTAAAGTGATAGTAACGATGTCACCACACTGTACATTCCAGTTTCCAACATCTGTAATCTGAGTTATAGGTGTAGGACAACCAGCCACTTTGTACCACTCAGTTACGTTGCTGCTGCAACCAGATCCTGAAGGACAACCTTTAATCTTATCAGAACGCTTAGAGCCTTGCAGATAAGTGTTAGTACGGCCCTGCGCAATATAAAAATAGGGAGCAGCAGCAATGTTTGCAGCTGTGGCAAGAGTGTAATCATTTCTGAAGATACCCACTTGGCCAGGAGTTAAGTTTTGCGTAGATCCAGAGCTAGGGAGCGCAGATTGCCCTACTGGTACTACGAAAAGCGTAGTTAATGAAAAATCAGCCATTTTGTTTTATTTTAGGTGATTAAAAAATCTATTCGTTTGTCTGTATCCTAAACTGTGCACTTTGTACAGCAGATTGATTCTCAGTGTACATTGCAAGATTCTGTACTGTTAAGTCTAACAGCTCATCCTCCAGATATAGTTCAAGTTCGCAGTCTTGATCAAATGATGGTTCTCCATCTAGCATGATATATCCTGTCTTGTTTATGTACAAAGGATAACGCATGTAGGACATGTAAATCTTGCTCGGAGTGAAGGTACCATCAGTGAAGATGGATATTTCATCTGTAGAGAGGAAGTTGAAAGTCTCTTGATATTCAAAAGAAGGCCTATAGTGATCGTTGTTCAGGATGAACTGAAGGTCACCATGTTTAGCCAAATCTCTGTTAATCCAGATCTTTCTGTCCTTACACACCCCTTTGTCAGCTAGTACATATGCATCTATATAGAACATGTACTTAGGAACAAGTAGGTGCAGATTAGCAAACCATTGATTTAGTTCAGCGTTCTTGAGAGTGAGAGCAAGAGGTTGACTGTTGTAAGTGACCACTAAGCTTTGGAGGTCCTCATAACGCTTCTTAAAAGCATCAAGACCCATTCCACTTATTACACTAAAACCATCAACCTTTTGTTTTATCAGCTTAATCTGGGCCTCATTGAGAGCCAGAATTTTATCTTCTAAGTTTATCTGCTGGTGTATATTGGTCGATAGTTTATTTAGTTTTTGGTCAATCTTATATAATAAACTATCTACTGGTATCATACTGCAGCTAATTTCTTAGATTTCAACTTACCTTCGAGAGTCAAGAGCAAGTCTTGGTTATCATCGTCAGCAAGCAGTTTAATTAAATCATCTTCATCCTTAGCTACTTCAAACTCACCTTCATAAATCTTACCATTTGGTCGAGCTCTATAAATAGAATGTGTAAGAGCTTGTTTCACTAAGTCTTTGATATGGAGTAAGTTATCCTTCATATCTGCGAAGCGTGTGAACACTTCAACAGGATTTAACCCTTGATACTTACCGTTTTTAAACTCGGTTTGTTTGAGGACATTATCTACAAGATTGTAAACAGCTTCCTCTTTAGTATCATCAGTTACAGGTAATCCCAACAAGCGTGCCACTTTTCTTTTTCTCTCAGGGGTCATATTGTCAAACTTGACAATAGCCTTATTGATAAGTTGCTTCTTCTTGAACATCACTGCGTTCTCAATATCCTCGTCAGCCACATAAAACTGTGTATCTGCAGGAAACTCACCACGCTCCCAAGCTTGATAAGAGCTTGCAATTGTGGGGTGAACACGTAACCAAGAGAAGGCTAATTCCTGAAAAGGAATAGAAAGATCAAAGAAGTTGTCTCCATCTAACAGCTTTACAGGCTGTACATGCAGTGCATCACTTGAAGATGTAGACATTCCATAGTTCCAGAAATTAGAACGAGGACCTAGATCAACATCTCCTAAAGCAGCTTGTAACTTGTCTCGTAGAGCTGTTACACGTTCAGTCTCCATTTCTCTTTCTAGAGGATCAGAGATTCTGCGGATGTAAGAAGCATCAGGATCAACTCCTGTACGATACTTACCATCAAGTTCTTTGTAAGGATACTTAAATACCCCTGTTCCAGGGATACGTGTAAGCCCTCTTAAAGACAGGCCACCTTGCATTGTCTGAAGTTGTGAGTTATTATACTCCTTCTTAAGTGTTGAGATTTTACCTAACTTACCCATATGTAGTTTATTTATTTGGTTTATTAGCAGAGATGTGAGGACCGAACCTCGCAGCAATTGGGAGACACCCCAATTCTCACCTCTGTAGTTTGAGAAGAGCTCCCCCACTCTGAAGTGGGGGGCATTCTCTCCTCGGTAGTTTATAAGAACAGCGTATAGCTGTATTCTTATTAGAACTGTGGAATTTCTTCAATAAGAACTGTACGAGACAAGTCCTCAATGAATACATCACAACGGTCTTTCATCCAGATTTCGTATCCTGGGAATTTGTTCGCAGAGCTCATACCCTGAGACTTAGCAAAGCCTAAGTGGTGGCGAGTTCCATCGATATATCCCCAAGTCATAGAAGGAGCACCCTTCATACGAACTTCACGGATGTTGTTAACCATAGAGCCATCAGACATAGGACTTACGTCGAACACCATGAATACAGGTGTAGACTTCTTGTTCTGTCCAAATTCTAGGTTAGATTGAGGAAGGTCAAGTTCTTTCAGGTGAATAAGTTCAACACGACCAGTCTCACGAGTTACCATTGCATCGAATGCAAAGTTGTAAGTGATGTGTTGTCCTTCTCCCTGCATGTAACGGTTTCCGCTATCAGCCATGAAGGTAAGACCACTGTTCAAAGCGTCTGTCTTCAAAGCTTGTTGGAATACGTCAAAACCTGCTTCGTTAGTGTACATTTTAACACGACGATCTTTAACATCCACACGACGATAGAACAAGTCACCAAACACAGCACGGATTAAGTTCGCAGTGAACTCACCACGGTTGTACTGTACAAGGTTACCGTTGTTACGCATACGATGGTAAACACCAGCAGAAGTACGCTTAAGTTCTTGCTTGCTACCGTTAGTCTTAACAGTACCAGGACGAGACCAAATCATACGCTTAACTTTCAACTCAAGCATAGACTTACGCATCCAGAACTCAATAAATGGCTCCCATTTAACATCGTTACGAGTTAAAGGAAGTTGGTTACGACGCTGAGGTGCATATACAAGGATATCCAAAGGACGTCCTGCAGAGTCACGCATCATTTTGTCATCAGCCCACTCAGTGATTTTGTGCTCAAAACCATATGCAGAACCTAAAGATTCAAACATAGTGATTTGCTCACCCAAACGAGGAAGACCTAACAAATCTTGATCGAACTCACCAATTGCAGCATCAACCAACTCAAGCTCGATACCTACTTGTAAGAAAGTAGAGCTAACGAAATCTACAGTTGGGTTGTCTGTAACCAAAGTGAAGCTATAAAGGAATCCCATGTTCCAAGGAATTGGGTCCTTAATAACGTAGAAACGAGGACCATACTGACGGCTACCAACAGAAACGATTGCGTTCTTAGAGAACTCGTTTGTGTCAAGTACCAATTGGAACTCTTGTCCATCGATACCAGGCTTACTCAATTCTTGAGTGGAAGTTGGTACATCAATGATTTTGGGGAATTTGTAGGGAACAGCTACTTGCCATTTCCAAGCATCGCTATTATTATCAATGTAATAAGGCGTGCTTTTGTTGATCATGTCAAGGAAGTCATTGCTGTACAGAGAGCTCTGCGTATAGAGACTGATGATCTTCTTGTCGTAATCAGCAGGCTCAGTTGAGTGAAAGCTCTCCAGGTGGTTAGCGTCAGTTAGCTTACCTACAGCACGCTTGTCCATAGAAGCGACACGAGCATACGTGAAGCCAGTTAGACCTGGGATTGTTTGAATTGCCATTTTTTATTCTTTTGTGTTTATGAAAAAATTATAAAAACCATGAATTTTGTTTAGAAGGCTGAGAGCCACCGCTAGTTGTTGACTTAGTTTTAGTCACCTGTCTAGCCACTTCCCCAAACAGCTCGTTTGATTTCTTAGAAACGCCTGTTCTTTGGATGGTAGATAGTGTAGGATCTTTTTCTAAGATCTTCAGTAGCAATGCAACCTTCACTTTAGTTGCATGGTTTTCAGGTCTTTTCAACTCTAAGATGGTCTT